TAAGATAGGTGCATATTGCCCTGCTGTAGCGGTACCACCAGTAGTTCTATCACCAGTAGTTCTATCACCAGTAGTTCTATCACCAGTATTTCTATCACCAGTAGTTCCATCACCCAGTTTTCCTTCATCAAGACTTTGATTTTCAAATCCAAGCATTCCCCTAACGATAGCAAGTAAATCAAAATTTCTTAAGTCTGTTATTCCTTTTTGGAAATCCAAAAACATATTATTAACTCCGTCTGTAACCAGACCTTCTGCAGCATTGAATTGATTTTGTTGTTGCTGAACATCATCCTCTTGCTTATTAAAAATACGACCCTTAAGACCATCAAGTGAGATATTAAATTCTTTAAAGAAATTAATTGTATTATCAACCCAACCACGAAGAACATTATAAACGACTGTCATCTTAGTGATTAATTCTTGAGCACCTCTGATAATCTTTGGAAGATTTGTAATTAACCATCCGACAAAGATAGTTCCAACAAAACCCATAACTCTTCCCAAAATTCCTCTGGTACTTCCTGTAACCACTCTTTGTGTTGCAGAACCTACTCCTAAGGAATTAATTTTTCCACTTTCAATCAAATCTTCTCTTTCTCTTTTTCTTACTGCCTCTCTTCTCTTTTCAAATATGTCTAATTGTGATCGAATTGACTTTTCTTTTGCTCTATTACTTTCCGTAAGTCCGCGTATGATTATTGAAGATGTATTATTAGCCTTTCTCAACCCAACACCAAAACTATTCAGAGACTTCTGAATATTGGTAATACTAGTGCTGCTTTTAAATAGTGATTGTTGTAATGACATCAGCTAGGTACCACATTGAAGTTGGAATATGCACCAAGTAGATATATGTTATCTGGGTTTGAAGTTGGTATACTTGGAACACCAGAAACTGTACCTTGAGCAGCAGGAGCTTCGATTGGTGCTGCTTCCTGCTGTCCTTGTGCTTGCGCTATAGGTATGGGAACAACAGTCACACCTGGCTCTGTTGACCTTGATATAGTTTGTGCAACAGAATCATCTCTACGCCTAGGAGTGATCATATCTGCTGGAAGTTGTCCAGTTCTACCAATAGATCGTTCTTGTTCAATAAAACTCTGTACTTCTGTAGCACTGGTTCCCATTTGGGTAAATGTAGTGTCATCTTGTGTCATCTGACCAGGTTCTAATCCTGCAGAAGGATCACCTTCAATAGGAACATTTCCCGCACCAGTATCACCTTCAGGAGAAACATCTTCTGGTTCTACATTAACACTCATCTCAATTTCACCATACTGTGCTGGTATATCTTGATTTACTGGTGCTTCTTCCTCCTCTTCTTCATTGCCTGTCAGTTGATCTGCTGTCATGGGTTCTCTACCCATCACAGGAGTAACTGGTTCAACCATAGACATTTCTGTGGTTTCAGGATCTATCTTTGTAGTTCTACCTTCAGCACCTACTGGTTTATTTAAATCAATTTCACCAAAACCCATATCAAAGGTAAAGTTGGTAGAATTATCCTCTGGTGTAATCTGTGTACCCATCACAGGAGTGATTGGTTCCACTTCTGTATCTAAAGATGGACCACCAGTTCCCAATAAATCATCTGGGGTCATTTGTTTATCCATCACAGGAGTGATTGGTTCCACTTCTGTATCTAAAGATGGACCACCAGTTCCTGTCAAATCATCTGGTGGTGTTGTTGGATCAGCACCAGTTATTTCTGGTTCTTGTGGTTGTTCAGGTTGTTCTGGTTGCTCAGGTTGTTCTGGTTGTTGAGGTTGCTCTGTTGGATTAAGATCTCCTTCAGTAGTTCCTTCATTATCTTTCTTTATAACCGGTGGGGGAGTATCTGGATTTATTTTATTACCTGGTCCTCCCCTAAACAAACCAAAAATTCCTGGAAGACCTTTTCTTACAGCTTCAACTACTACATTGATAAACTGTGCGATTGGATCTGAAAAATAATTTGCTGCAGCAGCACCAAGAGCAAGAAGACCAAATGCTTTAAATCTTAAAGTGAGTAATGCTAATGCTGCTTTACCCGCTAGCATTACAGATCCAATCTTAACTAGATTAGATACAATACTATTTTGTAATTCTCTTAATTCTTTTTCGTTTCCATTACTAAGAGCATTTAATACTTTTATAGCATTTATTGCTAACCATCCACCCAACAAAGTATAAAAGAAGTTGCCAAGTCTTCCTAAAGTAATTTGTGCTCTACCCGATAGTCTTTCTGCAGGTGCAATTGTTTTGGATTGTATCTTCTGTTCAATTGCAGATTCTTTACCTTCTCTCAGTTGTTGTTCTGCTAATCTTCTCTCAAGTAATAATTCTTGCTGTTCTCTTCTTCTCTCCAACGCTTGAGATGTTGCTAAACTATTAGCAATCACCGTCATTGAACCTGACAAAGAATTCACTTGGGCAGTCAAATTTTGTATCTGATTAGATACGACACCCAATTGTAGTGAGTTCCTATTAATTAATCCACCTGACAAAGAATTCACTTGGGCAGTCAAATTTTGTATCTGATTAGATACGACACCCAATTTTAGTGAGTTCCTATTAATTAATCTAGTTGTAACAGGGTCTGGTTGAGAGACAGCACCAGGAGGAACTGCCCTGCCAGTGAATGCAGCAGCAGATATTGTTCTTCTTCTTCCTATTAGTGCTGAATTAACCATTCTGCTGTTGTTGTGCCTTCAGGTTTTCTTCTTCAATATACTGCTTGAGGAAAGTAAGATAGATTTCTTTCTCCCAAGGTATCATATTTTCTAACTCTGTTAAAGAGTATTTATGATGGTGCATCAAGGCAAAATTGATTCGGAAGTATGACTCAAGGTCAGTATGAGCCATACTTACGCGAAAAAAGATGCTAACCCTTCCAATAAAATATCATTTTCAACTTCAGTGTTAGGATTTTTCACCTTAATAGTATGAGATAACTTAGGCATAGTTGCAAAGAAGTCTTCAACTTCTTTGAATTGTTTAGAACTAAGTTGCTCAAGAAAATCACGAATCTCTTTCTTGGTGCAATCTTTTGCAGACCAAGATTCCTCCTCATTGTAAATCTGTTCGATACATGAACCGATAATTTCAAAAGTATCATCTACATTAATATCAGACATTGCAAAATTGCTTTTCACAAACTGTTCCATTGATGGATACTTCATTCTCAAAGTCAGACTGTCATCCAATCTAATATCACGAGAATGTTTTTCATCAACTTGAATCATAATATCATCAAGTGCAATAGTCGCTGGAACTTTTGTTACGCCATCATCAGGACAAGTTACAAGAACTTCAACTTCTTCACCAACAGACTTACCACGAATGTTGAGGAACAAATATTCAATATCAAATGTTGCAAGTTCTTCTACTTTAACACCACGGGTGCTAATGCAACTTTTAATTACATCTTTAACGGCATTGGTTATTTGCGTTGTATCTTCGCTTTCCATTGCCATAATAAGAATCTTTTCTTCCTTCACTAGAAAAGGTCTATATCTAATCTTTTTTCCAGTTGAAGGAATCACCAACTCATAAGTTGGTGTAGAAATTTTTGGTAAAGGCATTACAATCCTTGCACGTCAGTAAAATTATTTAGATGAGATATCAGATGATTTGGAATGATGACTCATATACAGTGGAACCCTGTGCATTAATACTGTTCGTAGAAAGTAATGAACTATTCAATACTGAACCAGAAGATATGTTAAATGCACTAGCACCAGAACTATTACTGTAAAGACCTGCTAGATTACTAAAACTTCCGTCACTAGGTAAGTTGATTCCAGTATCTAAAACTGTAGAAGCATAATCTCCAGCGTTACCTGGACTTCCCCCTCCTGGTTTTGCCCCTATCTTATTACCATCTGTTGAAGTGGCATAATTGATGGAGTATGATTGTCCTGCAATGTAACGTTCATAGTTAAACGATGCAGTTGCTTTCAATATCTGAGAACCTTCATATGAAACTGTAGTGGCATTCAATGATATTGGAAACAGTCCAATAAATCTATACTCAATATATCTCTTATAATCTCTTTCAAATTTTACAATTTTAGTATAATCACACTTGTATTCATCAGGATATCTCATCCTATAATAGTATCCTTTTACTGCAGGGTCAACACCGTCAGTTGTTGTAGAACCACTGGCAGCAAATTCCATCCAGTGTTCAAGAAACTTTAATGCACGATACTCGTCATCAACATAAAAGTCCAAGTCCATTTGGACAAATTGTCTCGTGTGTACCATTCTTTCGGTAACACCAGTGAAATTTCCTATAATATCTGCTGTAGCAAAACTACTTCCAGGTAAAGATGCTCTAGAACAAAGGAGACCAATTTCTTCTCCAAGAAATCTAGAGTCCATACCTCTTTCCTTGAGATATCTTTGTAAGTTTGGAGTGAGTCCACCAAACGTCATTAAGTAGTTTGATGTAAGTGCTACCTTTGATACGATTGGTTTTATGTCTGCTATCTTTTTAGGAAACGGTCTAGGCACTCTAAATATCTTATATGAGATTATTAGTTATTTAGATGTCATACAAGGGAAAATATTCACCGTCACATCCCAAGAAATATAAGGGTGATCCAACAAACATTGTATATCGTTCTTTATGGGAACGAAAGTTTATGGTCTACTGTGATAATAATGAAAATATCTTAGAGTGGGGTAGTGAGGAGATTGTTCTCCCATATCGTTCACCTGTTGATAATAGAATTCATAGATACTTCCCAGACTTCTACATTAAGTACAAAGATGTTGGTGGTAGAATCAAACGATCACTGATTGAAATCAAACCACTAAAACAATGTTCTCCTCCATCAAAACCAAAAAGACAAACAAAGAAATATCTCAACGAAGCATACGAATACGCTAAGAATCAAGCAAAGTGGAAAGCAGCAAGAGAATTCTGTGAAGATAGAATGTGGGAGTTTAAAGTATTAACTGAAAAAGAATTAGGTATCAAGTAATGGCACGAACCATTAAATCTGGTGGTAAAGTTGGAAGCAAATATTTTTATGTTTACGAAACTGGTGAGGTAACTTCTAGTAGTGATCCCAATATTGAAGTTGGTTCTAATGTATATGATGATGGGATACGTAGAGACCCAAGACCTGCTAAAAATAGACCAACTGATACTGACACGAATAGGAATAGAATTCGTGTCGTAACAAATAATGTAACTGGTGTCAGAGACCCAGATATTGTAATTAACGAACTAATAAAAGTATTGGACAAAGCAGATGCACCAATACCTGGTAAGTTATATGTTTATCGCTATCGTGCAATCACACCAGGTATAAGATATGATAGAAATCCTGTGGTTCAGATGCGTACACCATTAGAAGATGGTTGGATTGCAGAAAACTACCATTGGTTGGGTAGAGGTCAATCAGTAAGACGATATCTTGCTAATGAAGTGGTGACTGATGGCATCTACGAAATCTATCCATCTGAGTTGAGGGATGTTCTTATGCTCCCTTTAGCAGATTTTGCAATGAGTAGCTAAATACTTAAAAAGTACTGTCCATAATGGAAGACGATTACGCTGCACTAATAGCAAATTCTTTTACAAATCCTCTTACTTTCGGTGGGTTGAGTGCTGCTGAAGTGCTTGCTGGACAATCGAATCAAAATGCAAATTCAGGCACTGAGGTAGAAGCAGATATTCTTAGATATCCATACGCCAAGATTGAAGCAGCTACAGACTACTTTAGTATGCAAATGTTTAATTATACTGGTGGTTCTGATATTTACGGAATAACTAAAAGTGAGGGTGATACATTAACAGATTTACTTCTAGGTTTAGGTGATAAATCAGGAAAAATAGAAACAGAACTTGGCAATCCTATTAAAGGAGGAAGTAAGTTAATACAAGATTTACAAACTATATTCTTGCCTATGCCTCAAAATATCTCAGATACTTTATCTGTTGGATATGCTGAAGATTCTTTAAACCCATTACAAGTTGCTGGTCTTAATGTTGCAAGCACTGTTCTCAAAGAGGGAAAAACATTTGATAAGGAAGCGATAGATAAAACATTTGGAAAGATTAAAGCACTTGGAACAGGAGTTGGTCCTGATGAAATACAAGCATTAAGAGATGGATTATCAGCAGTAGCAATCAATCAACTTGGTGCTAATGTAAGACCTCAATCAATCATCACCAGAGCAAGTGGTCAAATCTTACAATCAAATTTAGAACTGCTGTTTAATAATGTTACTTTGAGATCTTTCTCATTTGCTTTTGATTTTGCACCTAGAAATCCCACAGAAGCAGGTATAGTTGCGAAAATTGTAAGAACAATAAAATCTGGAATGATGCCAAGAAAAGGAGAAAATCCTGCAGTCTTTATTAAATCTCCTAAACTTGTTAAATTGGCATATATGAAAGGATCTGGACCACATCCATTTTTAAACAAAATGAAGGTTGGAGTTCTTACCGATATGTCTATGAATTATACTGGGTCAAACACTTATGCAACATATGATGATGGAACACCAGTTCATATGACGATGCAATTTACATTTAAAGAAATTAATCCAGTTTATGCTGATGATTATTTCGGTGAAGGTCAAGCAGGAGTTGCAGCAGATGGAGGAGTAGGTTACTAATGTCTTATTTTAGAGAACTACCAAATATTGCATATCAGTCAAATCTTCAACACAAAATTTCTTCGAAAGAGTATATTGCAATCAAAAATCTCTTTCGTAGAGTAAAAGTTAGAGATGGTATTCAAGACCAAGCAACTTTATATTCTAAGTATACCATCCTTCAAGGTCAACGACCAGATACACTTGCAGAATCATTCTATGGATCTTCTGAATTAGATTGGGTTGTTGTATTAACTGCAGGTATAACAAATATTAGAGAGCAATGGCCACTGTCTAATAAAGATATTTACATTTATGCAAATAATAAGTATGGTAAAGAGTTAAATGATATTCACCATTATGAAACCCTTGAAGTAAAAGACTCCAAGGGTCGTTTAATTCTTCCTCCTGGTCAGAGAGTTGACAAGGATTTTTCTATTCCTGCACCCTATGATGCTACTATCACGGGTAATAGTTATGTTGCAACAGGTGCATATGAAAATACTAAGTACACAGGAACAGGTGACATCAATCCAGTAATTGGTATTTCAAACTTTGTTTATGAAACAATTGAAAATGAAAAGAAAAGAAAAATATTCTTACTAAAACCAAAATACTTGGGTCAATATCTGAAAGACATTAGAACCATTATGAATTATAGTGAAAGTTCTCAGTTCATTAACGAAAAATTAATTAAGACTGACAACACTAGACTCATCGGTCCATAATAGTTCTAAACTCTTGTCAAACACCATTACATATCGGTGTTTTTGAGTTCTGTCTCTCCATTCACCTTCCTCACCTTTGATACTTCCTCTGGAATGTTTGGTTCCGTCTGCAAAGTAGAAATCTTTCTTTCTGTCTGATAAACCACAGTAACGAAAATTGCAAGCACGATAAATTGTGCCATTATGATACTCGCTATC